TCCTGCGTCAAGCGTCTTAGGGGAGAGATAGGGGTTCCTTCAACTCCATGCGACAAACTTGCACAGAGTTTGCAATTCCCACGTAAACGGGGAACGCTACGAGATTGTGGCTGGGTTTTTGCCCTAAACCACCCGCGATGTAAGGCACCGCGGAACCTTACTTGTGCCTCATGATGACGAGGTCAATTATGGTTTATGTCAGTGTAGTTCGGCTCAGCAATCCACCGATTTGGTGGTGCACTGCGCACAATTCAACAGTCTACAAAGTTCTTGGCCCTTATGAGGCCGTGAGCGAGTTAGCTGCTGACTACAATGCCAGATTTACTGCAGATATACCGTTTTCCAATATGGTCACCGGAAACGTCCGGGGCCTAGCGGCAAATCTGCTCGCCTACGCTGCTGGAGCGGCCCGGAACGCTCGTTTGTCTATCCGCTGGGTGCAAACCGACGCTGGGGAAATTGCCTGAAAGGCAGCTTCCTATGGCGACCGGTCCCTACACCAAGTCTCAGACGAACAAGTTTTCCGCAATGACCCGTATCTGGTACAGGCAGGCGCGACCCTATGTGCACCCGCTTCCGTTCACCTACCGTGAAGGCATGTGTGCCTATACGAACGATGGACATGAAGCGACGTACTATAAAGGTCTCGCCGATAGCATGACCGTTACGGGACTGTACTCCAAGGCTTACGACCGTATGGTCGATCTCTTGGGTGATACAGCCGGTATGGGTATAAACCTAGCCCAATACCGCCAGTCTGCCTCAATGATAAGTGCGCGCGCTAACCAGCTCGCGGCCTTCACTGGCAGTTTGAAGCGGCGCAGTCCCTTAGGGATGGCGTCCGCCTTGGGCATCTCCAAAGGAGATGTCACAAGCATACTTGGGAGGCGTTACGGCCTTGCCAAGTCTCTAGCGAACCTTTGGCTAGAGTTTCACTTCGGGTGGTCCCCGCTGATAAGTGACATCTACTCCGCCTGCCGAGTTTTCTCGCAGGATATCCGGACCGCGCCGATTAAAGGTTCAGCGCGGACACCGATTGAGTATCTAAGACCGGGTCAGGGGCCTTTTACGTGCTCCTACTCCTTCAAAGGAACCAGTTCGGTTCGTGTAGGTTGTCGTGTACGGTTAGTGAATCCGAATCTTCATCTGGCGAATTCGCTTGGGCTTTTAAACCCGGCGGTCGTCATTTGGGATGCGATTCCTTGGTCGTTCGTACTTGGTTGGGTGTCTAACATCGACACCTATCTCCGTAGTTTGAGCGACTTCGCAGGTTGGGAAACCTCCGATGGGTACCGTACTTACTTTACCAAAGTGATGGGTTCGACGTCATGGGCATCCTACCCGGGAACGGGTAGTGCTGGTCATAGCGTCGCTGTGACTCGTGAGGTCTTTTCTCAGCCTCCGAGACCATCTTTGCAACTGCAAATAAGCGAGCTGCGGCCCGTAAGGGCCTTGACAGCTATTTCGCTTCTTACACAGAAGCTTCGGTCCATTTAGCGGGTTTTCAGAACCCTTAGGACCAAACCCTCCACAAGGAGTCTCGATATGAGCAGTGCCGCCAATATCACCGTCAAGAAGAACGACGGAAGCACCGATGTTGTCTACTCAGTCCTTCAAGGAATGAGTGGGACGACACCGGCCCAGTACAAGGCGCCCGCTTTGGGCGCCACTCCGGCTACCCAGCCGGAGCTTCGCGTTCACTCGCGACAAAACCAGTCGAATGTGGGGAAGGTCATTGCGACCTTTATGTACCCATATTCCGTGGTCAACTCGACCACTGGTCTCACGTCAATCGAGAAGCGCGAAACCTTCCGTTTGGAGTACACCGGCAGCCTTGATGTTCCTCAGGCAACGCGCGACGAAGCTGCTTCTCAGGGGATGAATCTCCTGGCAAGCTCTGCGTTCAAAACGATGCTCAAAGAACTGATGGCCGCCGTCTAGGCCTTTGCCTAGCGTACCTCAACGAAGGAGTACAGAAATGGAAACGCTATCACTTGACGTGAAGTGTTTTGCGTCTGACGTTCTGCAGGCGATCGGAACTCCCTACGCCCTTGGGCTGCAAATGCAGCTCGAGGCAGGGGAGTGGGATTCCATTGCTAAACGCAAGGTACATCCCAGGGACTATACCTCTGCCCAGGAGTATTTCTTGGACGCCTCTGCGGCGTCTCTCCTGCGTAAGTATAGGGGCTTACCAACGAGCTTCGACAGATCGGCTTCGGCCGTATCTGACTGGCTCGCTGGTGAGAGTGACTGCTACCGGACCAATGAGAGGCTCAATCCTTACCTCGAGGGGGAAACCCACCCCTCCTGGAATAAGGACGTCTGGTCACATATCGTGGCTATTCGTAAAAAGATCCTTTCTGTTTTAGGTTTCGCGCCCCGTTATGGGGAGTTAAACCCGAGGCATGGCCCCGGTGCCACCTTTTCCGACAAGTCGACTCGTGCTACACTAGCCGACAAAATGGAAAATAGTGCTTCGCTGACAACAGCTGCGATTTGGCTCCTATTCGATTGGGTAGGGACCGCGTGGGGCCGTGAGGCCACCGCTCGTGGTTGTAATCCTGTCTTCGTCAGGGGTAATCGTTTTTCGACCGCCCCTAAAGACGCTACGAAGGACCGTCCTATTGGGATGGAACCTTCCATAAACGTCTTCTATCAACTCGCCATTGGCAAGGAGATTATACGCCGGCTCAGAAGCAGAGCTGGAATTGACTTAGACACGGGTCAGGACATCCATAAGGAACTCGCTCGCAAAGCGAGTTCTGATGGTGTGTTCGCGACCTTGGATTTGAAGAACGCAAGCGGAACTGTGGCTTACAACCTTGTCAGGTTGCTTATGCCACCCCAATGGTTTACACTCCTTAGAGAGCTGAGGTCACCCTCTACACTCATCGATGGGCATTTACTGAACCCATCTATTGTGTCGGGTGATCACCGTTGGAAGAAGCTGGAGCAGTTTTCCAGCATGGGTAACGGATTTACATTCGAGCTCGAGACACTAATCTTTTGGGCCATAACCTCGCATTCGTGCGAGTCTACCGGCTCATCAGGCAAAGTGTACGTGTTCGGTGACGACATCATCTGCGAAAGCAGGTCTGTCACGGCCGTTACCGCAGCCTTAAGGTTCTTTGGGTTTACATTGAACGAGGATAAATCCTTTGCAGATGGACACTTCAAGGAATCTTGTGGCGGCGACTTCTGGGACGGGAGGCCTGTAAGGCCTTTCTTCCTGAAGGAGTCACTCGATGAACCGCATAAGCTTATTGCGGCTGCTAACGGTATACGTCGCTTGGGGCAAGACCTTTTCGGGTCTGATCGCCCATTTGTTCGTATACATGATGCTATCCTCCGTGCACTTCCACTTAGAGTTCGACGGTGTCGAGGTCCTAAAGACCTTGGTGACATTGTCATCCACTCTGATGAGGCAAGCTACGGATGGACATCGAGTTGCCACGACAGAGTCTGGTGCTACAGGCCCGTGTCCCACCGAAAGGTGAGTCTGGGTACCTTTTCACCAGGCACTGTCCACGCTTTGGGTCTATACGGTGAAGAAGTTTCCAAAGGTTTCATCAACCCCAGGGACTCCGTCATCGGCTACGCCGTCCGTAAAGTCTACGTCTACGGCACTGACTGGTTACCAGTTGTGCATATACGGAGATTCCGCGAACAAGACCCAGTTCTGACGTGCCCACAAGTAGGGCCGTCCTACGACCCGGCTATCTGCCGTGTCGTAAAAAGACGCGTTCTTGTGAACTAGGTAGGAAGCTACCGGTTTGCTGGCATTTTTGGTACCAATTTTTCCGGTGCCTGGATTGGGG